TACAGCACGTTGTTCAACACGATTCACCTCGAGGTAGTCCCCCGGAGCGGCAAGATCGACTGGGATCTCCGGCTCAGGCCGTCGACGATCGTCGTCCCGGACCCGGACGATTACCTCAACTTCGTGAAACTCGCCTATGAGTTCAACCCGATGGATCCCGATACGCTCCGGGCGCGCGTCGGTTGGGTCTACTGGACGGCGGACGAGCACTTCTACCTCATGAGCGACAGCACGGTCGTCGGCGTCTCCCTCGAGGACGGGTCCAATCCCTACGCCGGGGAGATCCCGATCGTGACCGTGCGCAAGCTCGAGCAGGACGACTACTGGGGCCGGTTTGGTGCCGACCTCGTCGACGGCTTCGAGCAGGCGACCCTCCAACTCGCAAATATGTGGGAGAACGGGTTCATGCAGACGCACGGGCAACCATTCGGCGTGAACCTCGGACTCAAGGCCGGCCAGACGCTCGTCACCGGCCCGAAGAACCCGATTACGGTCGACAACGTCGGTAAGGACGATGTGCCGCCCGACCTGCGGTTCGTGAAGCCCGAGGCGGACATCTCGACCGTACGGGATCTCGTCGAGTGGTTCATGAATATCAACAGCCAGAACTACGGCCTCCCGGAGGGGGCGTGGAGTCCCGAGCAGACGACTCCCGAGAGCGGCTTCGCCCGGTTCATTAAGAACCTCGAACTCTTCGAGGACCGGGACGACGTTCAGGACATGTGGATCAAGGTCGAGCAGAACCTGTTCAAGAAGTCCCGCATGGTTTGGAACCGGTGGGCCGCCGAGAACAAGGTCAAGCCGATCGCCGAGGACCTCGAGTTGCAGGTGACCTTCCAGCCCGTACGCATGGCCGAGGACCCGACGGAGAAGATCGCGCGATACACGGCGGGCGTAAAGCTCGGGATCAGCTCGCCCGTGCGGTACTTCATGGAGGAAGAGGGGCTCGATGAAGAGGCGGCGACCGAAAAGGTCAAGAAGATCCAGGAGGAGAACAAGATTGGCGCCCCGGTGAATCCATTCGCGGGTGGCATCATGGGCGTCCCTCAGCCCGGGGGCGAACAGAAAGGTGCGGTACCTCCTCAACTCGCTCCGTTCGTAAACGCCCAGAAGGGCGTCATGCCGCCGGGATTCGAGGCCAATGCGGCGAAGGTTCAGATGGGTATCCATCCGTCGCAACCGCTGCCGGGTCAGGCTGTCGCCAAGGGCGCCGTTCCGCCTCAGTTCCAGAAGGGCGCCAAGGGAGGCGGTAAATGACGCCTGCCGAGATCAAGAGTCTCACCGCCGCGCTGAAACTCGACGCCGACAACCTGATTGGCGTCTCGGATGACGCCGCAAAGCGGTTTGTCGTGGCGATCCAGCGGGCCGAGGCACGGCTCTTCGAGAAGATGGCTGCGCTGATCGCCGAGTCGCCCGATCTCTCGTCGGTCTCGGTCAAGGCGCGACTGAGATGGTACATGGACAACGCGTTGAGCGAGGCGAAGATGCTCAAGGCCACGGGGTACACGAAGGCGGCGAATGAATACATCGCCCTACTCTCCGAGATCGCCGATAAAGCGTCTCTCGCGAGCAGGGCAGCCGCCCCCGCGTTCACCGGCGTGCCGGATGAGTTCGTTCAGTTCATGCAAGGCCGCACGTATGACGACCTGCAGTTCCTCGGCACGGAGGCGATCAATCAGATCGACACGGACCTGCTACAGATGAGCGTCGGCGGCTACACGCACGGCGAGATGCTCGCGGAGCTCAAGGCCGTCATCACCGGCGAGTATCCCTGGGGCGAGCGGATGGGCCTCTACGAGTGGCACGCCGGAACCTACGTGCGCACGGCGGCGCAGCGGTCGGCGCAGTTGTTCATGAACTATCAGGCGGAGAGATACGGGCTCGATAACTTCATGTACGTCGGGCCGCTGGATTCCAAGACGCGCCCGTTCTGCCGCAGGCTTCTCGGCGAGGTCTTTTCCCGCGCCGAGATCGACAAGATGGAGAACGGGCAGACGATGAACGTGTTCACGACCTGCGGTGGTTACAACTGCCGCCACAAGTGGGTGGCGGTGAGCGACGAGGTCGCGCAGGCGATCTCCGAAGCGGCATAGCCGAAAGGAGTCGGCGATATGGCAGATTTCAATGAGGTGCTCAACTTCCTGAAAGCGCAAGGCGTGGAAGTGAGCGCCGAGGCCGGAGCAGCGGCCAAGAAACAGTTCAGCGGGCAGGTGCTCGTACCCTCGGACAGAGTTCTGTCGGACGGGATGATCGCTATCGCGAAGGATTTCAACGATAGCAAATCGGAAGACCTCAAGGCGTTCAAGGAGCGCGCGCGCAAGGCCGAGGCGGAGCGCGACGAGCTCAAGCAGGTTCTCGACTCGGGGGAGAACACCTCGAAGAAGAAGGTCGAGAAGCTGCTCGCCGAGAACGAACGTCTCAAAGCCCTTGCGGACGCTCACCTGAGCGAGAAGAAACAACTCTGGAAAGACATGGCCGAGAAGATTCCCGAACCGATGAAGAAGTTCTTCAAGTTCGCCGAGAAGGACAAGGAGCTCTCCGACGAGGAGATTCTCGTCAACGTCTCCAAGCTCAAGGAGTACGCCGATATCGGCGCCATCAAGGTCGATGGCGAAACACAGCCCACTCCTAATGGGGCGAAGAGTCCCCCGGGCGGCGGGAAGCAACGGACCGATGACAAGGCGTGGAGAAACCTCCCGGCGAATGACAAGCTGAAGTACGGATACAAGAAGGACGGGAAGCAAGAGGCCGAGAAAGAAGAGTAATCAATGGCACTCACCCTTCTGGATTTCGCGAAGATCGTCACGGAACCGCGTAGAGCCGGGATCATCGAGACCCTCTATACGAACGAGCCGATCTATCAGTACCTCCCGTTCGAGCCGATCAACGGGCTCTCGTATTCCTACAACCGCGAGGCGGCGCTCCCGAGCGTAGCCTTCCGCGCGATCAATGCGGCGTACACCGCCTCCTCCGGCGTCATCCAGCCGGATGTCGAGCACCTGAAGCCGTTCGGCGGTGAGTCGGACTGCGATGTCGTGCTCGTGAAGGCATACGGACAACAGAAGCGCGCGACCTACGACTCGATGTTCGCCAAGGCGATGGCCATCAAGTTCGTCCAGACGGTCCTCTATGGCAACTCACCCGTGGGGTACACCGGCACAGCTGGTCGCGCCGGCTCCGCCTACGACGACCCGCAGGGATTCGACGGCCTGCTCGCGCGGATCACGGCCGCGCAGACGGTCGACGCCCTCGGGACCACGTCGGCCCTCGGATCGAGCGTGTTCGCCATCCGTTTCGGTGACGGCATGTTCACCGGCCTCGCGACGCCGGACATGGTCGATTTCCACGACTTCGGCATGATCTCGGGCTCGCCGGTCTACCGCTCGCGCATCGAGATGGTCGCCGGGATCGCGATCGAGAACGGCCGCAGCGTGGCGATGATCAAGGACGTCACGGTCGCTTGCCCGTTGCTCTACACGATGATGGATCAGCTCTATGATCTCATCGACGGCACCCCGAGCGTGTTCATCATGTCGAAGCGTTCGCGCAGCCAGCTCAAGACGAGCCTACTGGGCATCGGCGGCATCGGTATCGCCCTCGACCGCGTCGGCAACCCGATCGAGACCTACGCGGGTGTGCCGATCTACACCTCGGACGCGATCATCAACACGGAAGTCAACACGTAAGCGCGAAGAGCGCGGAAAGGAAGTGGTCTGAACATGGGAGCCAATCACGCAGCGTTCGACGCGAACCTGGCGTTCTTCGCCGCGACGGCCTGCACGGGTTGGACCTTCGGGTCCACCTACCCGTCCTCGGTCATCGATCTCGGGCTCTACCCCGATCTCGTGAACCCGCCCGAGATCCTCATCGACTGCCCGGGCCTCGGTAGCGCCGGCTTTATGACCTGGCAGACGATCATCTACGGCGGAACGAGCGCCACGGCCGCGACGACCGTCCTTTGGACTAGTCGGACCTACTCGCTCGCCGAGGCGATCCTGATCTTCGATACCGACAACTGGTATCGGATGCCCGTCCCGATCGGCGACCTGATCACCGGCACCACGCAGATCAGGTCCATCAAGATCGGCATCGCGATCGGCACGGCGACGCCGAACGGCGGGACGATGTACGCGTACCTCGGCCCTCCGCAGCGGTAGCCGAGAGGCGGTTTCAGTTGCCCCCGGGAGCTCGCGAGGGCTCCCGGGGCCTTCGAGTGAGAGGAGTGAGTATGGCGGAAGAGAAGAAGGCGCTCGCGTACGTCGGCTACGTGATCGATCGCGGGATCCCATTCGACGGGATCCAGAAGGCCGTCGATTTCTATGACGGCGTCGGGATCCTCGACTACGAGGCGCTGTTCGCAGTCGCCCCGCACTGGTTCGAACGCAACAGGGCGGGTGAGATCTGCGGAGTGAAGGACAATGCGCTCCCGATGCAGACGTTCGTCGGCTATTGGGAGGTCCTCGGGGCGAAGGTGACGCAGGTCACCGAATCTGAGGCGCGGGAGATTCGCGTCGCGCTTCAGGCGGGCACGCCGATCGATCCGAAGTATCTCAAGGCTGCCGTGGATACGCGGAAGGTCGCGGGCGGAATGATTACCCCGCAGATGGAAGCGGAGGAAGATAAGCCGGCCATCGGCAAGAAGAAGGGCGTGAAGTAGCATGGTCGCCGTGACGTGGGCCGCAGCGATTCTCTGCACCGATGACGATCTCCGGTCGCTTGAGCCGAACGTGCTTCAGTGGCTCGCCGCGGACGGCTCGGGTGCGGCCATGCGCGCGAGCGCGAAGGACCAGATCGCCGACGAGCTACGGCAGAGTTTCAAGAACATCGAGCTCGCGACCGACGCGACGGAGGTCCTCGACCTGGTTCTCGATACGACGCCGCTCAAGTACACCGCCGTCTATCTCACGCTTCACCTCATCTGCAACAGTTGCTCCGTCGGCGGCGACCAGTGGGAGCGCAAGGCCGAGATGTACTGGGGCAAGTACAAAGAGGCGCTGCCGGGTGCGATCGGCATGCTCACGCTCGACATCAACCAGAGCGGGACGGTCGACACGGGGGAAAAGTATTACGTGAGCCAGGGCGTCCGCATGACGCGCGGCTCGGCAAGGGAGTGAGGAGCGTGGGAAAGGGAATCGGAGCGAAGTTCTGCCGCATCGCGAAGAATGTGGCAAAGAAACGCGGAACCACCGTGAAGTCGGTGCGCAGATCGTGGGCGAAGAAGGCGGCACGTAAGCGCCGGGGCAAATAGTGGACCCGTTCGAAGATTTTGACGGCTCGGGGGCTGACCCGTTCGGCTTTCAGGAGCCGGGAGAATTCCAATGCGCGTCGTGAAGAATGAAATAGGCCCGGCACTCCGCGCACTCACGCAGGGACTTGAATCGCCCGCGAATATCCTCGCCGTAGCGAATGCCGCGCGGGCCGTGATCGTCAACCGTACCCTCATCGAGAAGTTGAACGTTAACCGCGTGCCGTTCAATCCGTACAGCACGAAGGTCTACTATGCGCCAGTCGAGAAGCGCCCGGCCGGATATCCAAAACCGACCGGGGGGCGCACGGTATCGAAATCGCACTACTCGCACAGGAAGACGGCTTACGGTTCCAGTTCAACCCTCCACGGCGGCCGCAAAC